TACAAAATACTGGATAGAATAAACTTTCCAGTATTTATTTTACCATCAAGTAACTGGGATTTAACAGACGGATTACTATACCTAGATGGCGAACTGGTAGATGATAAAAATATGCCAGGAAAGACATTAGGACAGAGAAGGCTTCAAACCCCACATAAAGGACTTATACCCCTAAGAAAGTCACTTGACAGTTTAGTTGGTATTTTAAAACAACCCAATTATTATTTTATAGATAGTAATGGGGTTCCTTTTATATATCAAAAGACCCTAATGTTACCGTTAGAATATAGAAAAATAAGAAAAATTGAAAGAAAAACTATCGCCTCTCTACTATGGATAGACAAGTGGAAGCCTGCATTTACTGTACCTAGACCCCCTGCCCCTGAGATGTTATGGGCAGGAGTCTTACTTATGAAAGGATACCCTTGGATAATCTATGAATATTCAGAAACAGAAAAGAAACGTACTAGAAGGAAAGTATGAAAGCTGTACTAAGTAACAGGATTTATTTAGATGTAACTCCAGAAGTTCAAGAAGAACTAGATAAGGAGTTAACATATGTAGTACCTCCAAAAAATCCAAAGGACCTGGTTCCTCAAGTAATAAAAAACATGGCTGTTATAAGAGAAGGCATCGTAACAATTCCTATAGGACGTACTGATTTGATACCTCATGGACATGAAATCATAGATAGAAGAGTATTAAAACCAGAGACATTTCCTAAGTTCAAATACGATCTAAGAAAGAGCCAACAAGAAGTACATGATACAGTAGAAGATAACTGTATAATAAATGCTTGGGTTAGCTGGGGTAAGACATTCACGGGGCTATCAATAGCAGGTAAATTAGGGCAGAAAACATTAGTAGTTGTTCATACTATTCCACTAAGAAATCAGTGGGCAAAGGAGGTAGAGAAAGTATTTGGGTTTAAACCTGGAATAATTGGTAGCGGACAGTTCGATACTGATAGTCCTATTGTGATAGGAAATACTCAAACTCTATATAGAAATATAGATAAAATTCGTAAAGAGTTTGGAACTGTAATCCTAGATGAGATGCATCACGTTAGTAGTCCTACTTTTTCCAGAGTTCTTGACACAAATTATTGCAGATACAAGATAGGTTTATCTGGTACTATAGAACGTAAAGACGGAAAACATGTTATCTTTAGAGACTACTTCAGTCCTAATGTTCTTAAACCTCCTAAAGAAAATTTCATGGCTCCAGTAGTAAATATACTACATTCTGAAATAAGATTCTTAGATGGCTCAAGAATACCATGGGCTAATAGAGTTACAAATCTAGCGAGTAATGAGGAGTATAGACATACAATATCAATGCTAGCAGCTGCATATGCCCAAAAAGGTCATAAAGTTTTGGTAGTAAGTGACCGAGTAGCATTTTTAAAAAGATGTGCTGAACTTACAGGAGACAAAGCCATCTGCGTTACAGGTGAAGTTCCACATGAAGAACGGGAAGAATTAATAGACGAACTACGAGTTGGAAACAAAAACGTATTATACGGAACACAAGCAATTTTTTCAGAAGGAATATCTATAAATGTATTGAGTTGTTTAATCCTGGGTACACCCATTAACAATGACCCCCTACTTACCCAACTAATAGGTCGAATTATTAGAAAAGAAAAGAACAAACCAACCCCTGTAATTATCGATATTCACCTTAAGGGGGATACTGCTAGAAGACAGGCGTCTAGTAGAATTGGATACTACATGAAACAGGGATATCAAATAAAAGAGCTTTGAAAAATAGTTCTTGACATTAACCTTAAAGATTGATATAATATATGCTGTTGTATGATTGGCAAAAAATACATAAAGTATCTGGCGGTAACGTTGGAGAAATATTTTGTATATTTGAAATGCTGGTAAATAAATCTGTACCTACACACAGGGGAGATAATATTTACAGGTATAGCCAACTAGATTTTAATGGGTTAAGTTTCTTAGCTCATCCTGATGTCTTATTATTCAACGCATATAAACATTCCTATAAGGAAATAGCTGCATATTTAGCTACTGCATCATTTAGAAGTATATCTGATTATGCCGCGACACACACTACAACATTAGAATTACTGCACGTTCCATTTGCAGATTTTCTTGTTGATAACATTCACACTAATAGTCTACTTCGTATAGATGAAGAAACAAATTTAGTTCACTTTCTATATGAAGAAGTCCCAATGGAGAAACATTAATGGCTATTTCATTTAACCAGCAAAAGGGCGCAGCCCAGAAAAACTCAATCGAAAGTTATACTTATCGAGACGGCGACAACAAAGTTCGCGTCGTAGGCGACATACTCGCCAGGTACGTTTATTGGATTGAGGGAAATAATAAGAAAAACATTCCTTTTGAATGTCTTTCTTTCGATAGAAATATCGAACGATTCAACAACAAAGAAAAGGATTGGATACGTGAGTACTATCCTGATCTCAAGTGTGGCTGGAGTTACGCTACACAATGCATCGATCCTAACGATGGCAAAGTTAAAGTTCTAAATCTAAAGAAAAAACTGTGGGAGCAAATTATGATTGCCGCAGAAGATTTAGGTGATCCTACTGATTATGACTCAGGTTGGGATATCTGTTTTAAAAGAGTAAAAACGGGGCCTCTAGCGTATAATGTAGAGTACCAACTTCAAGTTCTGAAATGCAAGCAACGTGCTTTATCTGCAAAAGAAAAAGAAGCTGTTGCCGAACTCAAGTCTATGGATGACGTTATGGCTAGACCAACTCCCGATGCTCAGAAAGAGCTTCTGGACAGCATCAGAAAAGCATCTGTTCAAGAAATAGATGAAACTCTTGAAGATGAATTTGATGTGGCATGATTCTATTTACTGCCGACTGGCATCTAAAATTAGGTCAGAAAAATGTTCCTAAAAAGTGGGCATTAAATCGGTACGAGTTATTTTTTGAAGCAATAAGAGAACAAGAAAAAACGTGTAAAATGCATATCATAGGGGGCGATCTATTTGATAGGTTGCCCAATATGGAAGAATTAGAATTATACTTTTCTTTTATATCCAAGGTTCAGCGACCTACCTTTATTTTTGATGGTAATCATGAAGCTACACGTAAAAATAAAACGTTCTTCACCCAACTAAAAGGTGTTACTAAAGACATAAATCCAAAGGTTAATATCATTGATACATCCTATGAGCACTACTCCTTGGGTTTTAGTATCCTTCCATATGCGGATCTTCATAAAGATAATAGTATTGAAAAGTTAAATCCTAATTGGCCTTTATTTACTCATGTGAGGGGTGAGATACCCCCTCATGTGAAGCCTGAAGTTGATTTAAATAGATTCGATAAGTTTCCAGTTGTATTTGCAGGAGACTTACATGCCCATAGTAATACACAAAGAAACATTGTTTACCCTGGTAGCCCTTTGACTACCTCCTTTCATAGAACTGAAGTCTCAACGGGGTTTCTACTAATTGATGAAAATACTTGGGACTGGACGTGGGAAGAATTTCACCTGCCCCAGTTGATTAGAAAGACTGTAAAAAGTGCAGAAGAAATGATTCCTACAGAATATAATCATACTATCTATGAGATAGAAGGAGATATTCAACAACTGGCATCAATTAAAAACACAGAGTTACTAGATAAAAAAGTAGTAAAACGAAACTCTGAGGCAGCTCTTTTAATGAGTAAAGAAATGACTTTAGAAGATGAGCTAATTGAATACTTAAAATATATTCTAGAGATAGACCCTAACAACGTAACCGAAATCATAGGAACATTTAATGATTACTCTCAAAAGGCTCAAATGGAATAATTGTTTTAGCTACGGTGAAAATAATGAACTTGATTTAGATAGTAGTAATGTTACACAAATAATTGGTAAGAATGGGATGGGCAAGTCTTCCATCCCATTAATCATTGAAGAAGTATTATACAATAAAAACTCTAAAGGAATTAAAAAAGCAGATATTCCTAATAGATATATTAATAATGGGTATGATATTTATCTATCCTTTACTAAAGAAGATATTTCATACGAAATAGTTGTAAATAGAAAAGCAAGTATAAAAGTAAAACTGTTAAAAGACGGAGAGGATATCTCCAGCCACACCGCTACAAATACCTATAAGACCCTCCAAGAAGTTCTAGGTATAGATTTCAAAACATTCAGTCAATTAGTTTATCAGAATACTAATAGTAGTTTACAATTTTTAACTGCTACAGATACGAATAGGAAGAAGTTCCTAATTGATTTACTACACTTGGAGGAGTATGTAGTGTTGTTCGAGGTTTTTAAAGAAGCCTCCAGACACGCAAATTCTAAGATCACTGAGATAAATTCAATTGTAGCAACTATAGAAAAGTGGCTACATGACAATAAATTGGAGAGTACTACCATACTTCCAATGTTAAATTTAGAAATTGACACGGCTCAAGATGAAGAGGCATTAAGGTCTTTATTATTAGAATTAGAAAATATCTCGCAGAAAAACAAAAAAATAAAAAACAATAATAGCTATAAAGACTTATTTAAACAGATAAATATTAATAAAGCGCATATGATAAAAGCCAATAAGATGCTGTCATATGATGATTTACAAACTGAAGAAGGTAGTATAAAATCTTCTATAGCTAATTCTAATAAATTATTAGAAAAATTATTAAAGCTAGGAGATAAGTGTCCTACTTGTGAGCAACCAGTAGATAAAAGATTTAAAAAAGATTTAATACAAGCCGAATTAGATAATATAGAGGAAGCAACACATGGGTACAGCGACATATCCAGAGAGATCGAAAAAATTAAAGCTAACAATACTGAGTACCAAACTAAAATCAGTATTCAAAAAAATTGGGAAGATTTGTATAGTCGTATTGACCATGCTTTATCAAGTGAGCAAGTGGACGGTGATGAGCTTAATGGCCGCATCACAAGAGTTCGTGAGAGAATTCATACAGCAAGAGAAAAGCTGGGAGAAATCGCGAAAGAAAATGAAAAGCGCACGAAAAATAACACGCGTATCCAAATCATACAAGAACAAACAGAAGCCTTCAAAAGCCAACTCAAAGAAGCCGAAGGTAAAGTTGAAAGGCACAATAAAGTCTTCATAAATTTAGAGATACTTAAAAAAGCATTTAGTACAAACGGTTTACTAGCATATAAAATAGAGAACTTAGTTAAAGAATTGGAAGAATTAGTCAATACTTATTTAGCTGAATTTTCTGATGGTAGGTTTACGCTTGAATTTGTAGTTCTAAATGACAAACTGAATGTACAAATAACAGATAATGCAAAGATAGTAGATATTCTAGCA